ATTTAATGTCGGACGCTTTGCCTTGCACATACAACGCATTGTGTTTCATACATATGTGCTTGGCTAGGGTGGTCTTGCCCTTGCAACCCTTATCGTCCCAATACCAGAATACTTTGCGGTCACCTGGTACAGCCTTCACCATGTCGATAATCTCTTGTTGGAACTCGTAGAGGTCCTTCCCTTCAAGTGGATCAATTAATGGTTTAGGCGTCTTAGGCAATACAATGTTGGTCACAAAGGCCCCCTCTTTTGAGCAGTATTTGTGGTTCTGTTCGTCAGATCCCATTGCTTTCTCTATATGCGCTTTAGGCATAATGGATTTCAATGTTTTGAAACGAATCGCAGATTTCTTGCTCGCTACATACCCCTGCAGATGTGGTGTCGCATTTGTCGCACCCACTTCAGCACCGATAATGTAGCTCCACTTCTTTTGAACAAATACCTTTTCAAGGGTTTTTATCTCCCCATCAGCATAATTGTTCAATGTAAAGCACCACTTGCGACTTTGAGAAGAAGGTATAGTATTACCCTTCTTCTTGTCGCACGTTGTCGCAATTGTCGCGGACATCAGTATGGATTATACACTGTAGAAGCCATTTACTTATGACATTTTCAGCGACTCTCAGACAGTTTAAATTTATTTATAACACACTGTGCGACTATGCCTGTGCGGTCGCGTTAGCGGCCGTACGGGGCGTAGCGCAGCGTAAGCCCGCTTTTGCTTGTGCGGTCGCGATAGCGGCCGGACGGGGCGTAGCGCAGCGTAAGCCGCCTTTGCCTGTGCGGTCGCGTTAGCGGCCGTACGACCTTTTTTTTGTTTGTAATTGTTTTATAAAAAAAAGATATATATACTATATATATGACAACATGCCATTCTTCAAATATGCAGCGTCGACCTCTGTCCCATACGCCAGAGGCGGATCTAAGAAGCGTGGCTACTCTATGGGTAGCAAACAGTTCAGGACTAAGGGGACGCGTAAGCGATCCCGTAAGTCCCGTACCATGCCTAGGAAGGTCAAGGGTCTCAGCAAGCAGGTCAAGGAATTGAAGCGTCTAGCGGAGGCTGACATGGGCACCCATGTCCACCGTGTCCGTAGCACCCTGACTGTGGAGGCTGCAGAGAATTTTCAGCATACTGACTATGTTGTGTCTTCTGACGTGGGTCGGCTTGAGGATGTGCTCGCACTCCTCAAGTACTACGACCCGTCAAACCCTGCCACGCTCATCACGGCTAGTGGCAACGTAGGGTCTTTTCAGAAAGATTTCTACTTCTCACGTGTGCACTCAAAATTGACTGTGCGCAACAATTATCAGGTCCCTGTAATGGTCCGTATCTATCAGGTCACTCCAAAAGATGACACTAGTATAGACCCTGTTACGGCGTTTACAGACGGCTTGCCGGATGTTGGCAATCCTGCGGTTGGATCTCCTCTAGTGTACCTTACAGACTCGCGGCTCTTTCACGACCTCTGGCGGATAAACAAGAGCGTAGTCAAATATCTGGATGCAGGGCGTCAGTGTACCATGTCATGGTCTGCCAAGCCGTTCCAGTATGACCCGTCTCTGGTGGACACTCACAACCAGCTGTTCCAATCTGCGTACCACCCGTGTCTCTACGTTATCAACGTAAAAGGCATCATTGCGCATGATGCTCTAGCGGGTCAGCAGGGCTCTATGCAGTCGGGCATTGATGCTATGTGTGATACCGTTTTCGAGGTCAAATACCCTGCAGGTGCTGACATCAAACAAATCACCGTAGATGATGAAAGCGATGCTTTCTCTAACGGTTCTCGTCTCACCAATAAACCTGCGGCAGATGTGCAGCAGTTTGCCCGTGGCTAGGCCCCTAACTGCTTTTTTTATGAGCCTCTGAAAAAAGAAAAAATTTCAAAATTTGTTGGCGAGATAGGTCATATGACCTATCTCATAGGCCGTCAGGCCGGTGAGAGGTCATGTTACCTATTGACCATGGATGTCTCACACATACTCAAAATCGTCTAGGCATTTCACCACCCATCTGTCACTACTGAGCTTTGTCTCGTCAGGGGCAAAATTAGCCAGTATTATCACGTGTGGTGGGTTGAACACACACATGCCTGACTCGTATTTACTGCTATAGAAGATACCATCTTTTATGCTCTCAATTGCATCGTATGACACGTACGCCTCATACGCTCGTGGTAGTCCCATTATCACTATGTCAATTTCTCCCCTTTTGGCGATCATGTCCATAACGCCAAATTTAATGTCGGACGCTTTGCCTTGCACATACAACGCATTGTGTTTCATACATATGTGCTTGGCTAGGGTGGTCTTGCCCTTGCAACCCTT